CCTACCTTGTCCCAATAGATATCTATTCTCTTCATCAAATATCTTCATGAGATTAGATAGTTTCTTTTTATTGGCTACTTGCTCACGCTTAACATTATCCTGACGATGGGCAAGCGTCTCTGTGAATAGATCAATAGCAGTGTCACGTTTGATAGGTGTATTGTACCACCTCTGCATTTGTTCCATGCCATCTCCTGCTATGTACTCAGCAGCAGTCCTAATCTTAGCGGCAAACTGTGGGACAGAGAAGTTCTTTGTATGCTTTCCATACACATATCCTAATACATTTCCTGACACTAAACTATTATAACAGAATGATCTAAATGCTCCTACATATCCATTGTTAGACCATGTACTGTTATGACTTGTCCTGAATTTAAACTCAGGCACGACCACATCTCCTTCAGATATCTCCATAGGATGTGCAGGAAATTTAGTGATTAGTTCTAGCCTAGCTCCCCCATCGTAAGACTTTGTTTCAAACTCTGCATCTGTTAGGTCTAGTCCTGATTGATTCAGGGCTTCCTCTACTGCATCTGTAATTTCCAGGTATTGAGTTGGTGTATATTGCTCACTCACAATAGCAAGAGTCTCCCCTGTATCTTTTCGACGCAATCCTACTCCAATATTAGTAGGCACATCTGTCAGGTGGAACTTCTCTACTTGGAAATTTACTACATCATGATCAAACATTTAAATACTCCTCATACATTTTTTCAGGTTCACGCCAGTAACGAAGAGGCATCACATCGTAACGCCTCTCCATCATGTCTCTCCATTCATGGAAGGATAGTTTATCCATCGACCTCAGTCCACATTCTTTTTCCTTTTCTATCTTTCTCTAACATTAAGAGGGACTCGCTTGCAAGCTTAATAAGTGTAAGCAAGTCTTCTTTAGAATAGATTGGTATATGTACTTTATTAGTATGTACATCACTGACATATATAAAGTGATTGTTACTGGGAGAGCGTTCTATTTTAGCCATCTTTTTTATCCTCCACTTTAACGGCAATCCATCGCTTGGGCTGCCAATGAATTGTTTTTACTAGTTTACCGTTGACTTTCTTCTCACTGGTATGTGCAGGACCATCATCAATCAACTGCCATGTTACCATTGCCCCATCTACTGGGCGCACAGACTTCTCAGTTTTAACAAAGTTCATCTACTTATTCCTTTCTATGTAATCAACTGTCAATAGTATTGCTACTACAGTTATAATATATAATCCTATAGCAAAGATGCCCAGAGTCATGACAGCATCTCCTGCCAGTATAACTGTGCCGCTATTTGTTTTTGCTCCTCATATAGTTGAGTCCATGGTCTATTGTCGAAGTAATTTCCTTCGTACTTTTGATAGCATTTTAAAATGGCGGCGTCAATCTCTAGTTCAAAGTCAGTCATTGATCCACTCCCTAAAACTTTTGGGAAATTCAGTACGTGCTACGCACCATACATAGCACTCATACTTCTCCACACATTTTGGTGGTGCGTCTCTTTGCATAAGCTCCTGAATCTTTAAGAATCTTCTTATACTAGCGTCTGTCTTCATCATTCTTCTTCTCCTTTAATATGCATAGGACTTAACAAAGTCTGGGGCATATTTTAAACCTATTCCCCACATTCTACGAGCGCCTACTTTCAGCGCCCATGTCTCCTCGTTAAATTTTCCAGGAACGTAGCGTCTATGCCCATTGAATTTGTGTTTGTCTTTCGAGGACGATACCACAAAATAGTCTCCCTCTTTAAGGCTAACAGGATATGTTATAATCCACTCGCCTTCATAATCAATTCTCATTTTCTCTTCCCTCCCCTTTAATGTCAAGCCACTTCAAGAAAAACATGAGCGATGATAATCATTGTCGTAATTGCTCCTGCCCAATGGATTACGAGTCGTCCTAGTCTAGTGGAATTAGTTTCGTACATGCGATACCGTTGGCGCATGGTATTCTCCTATCTTGTTTAGACATAAAAAAGACAGGCGATAGTTACACTACCCCTGTCTCGACAGTCAGGATGACTTATCGCACAAGCCATCGATACCTATGGCGTTAGCATAGATACCAATGGCTTGAACATAAGCGTTATACTTTTATAGTGTTAAGCTGTTGAATTACAGCCTTCAACTTATCTTTATCGCCCTTAATTTCTTGTCCCTTTTCAACGGCCTTCTCATAGCGCGATTGTAGAGACAAAGCCGATTGGATTGCCTTATCAATATCAAAAGCCGATACAGTTTCTGTGGTGTACTCGTAAAATGGAACGGCCTTAGCCTCATCAATTAAAAACACCTTGGCGCTTTTCTTAGGCTTAACTAATATTTGAAGCTTCTCATCAAATCGATAAGGCGTATGGTCTACAATGTGTTTAATTAAAGCCTTCACGCGAACACCTTGCGGCATTGCTTCAATGAGTCGCGTCAATAGAGTAGAGTCGCCATGCGCCTTGGCGTGTTCCATTGCGGCAATCTCTACCAAAACGATATTGGCTTGCAATGTTTTACCAGACTTTTTAATTCCAGCAATTTTACGTGCAATTACTTTTGCGTCCATTGTCTTATTCCTTCATTTGATTGATAAGCATTACTCATGTAATGCGCAAAATCCAGACATATTCCAGGCGTGAACTTTGCGCATTACATGACCTTGCTGTCAGTCATGCAATACACGGCATAAAGCTTCCCTTGTTCACAATCGGCTAGTCACCTTGGAACTAACACAAGCTTGCAAGTGTTACTTTATAACGTGGAATTTTTTCTAGGTCTCTCACCTTGAGCGTTCAAGCTCATAACATCATTGGCGATGTGCTATCATCGCGCCGTCTTCTATCACTTCTAAGATATAGGTGATCGGCTACCCATCATGCTATCGCATTGACCCTTTCAAGGTTCCGTCTGGGTAGCAACGCCTGTCTATTCAGGTCTGCAATCTATTTCGCAATTTGGTTCTCACAATATGCCAAGGCATTTAGGGGAGTGCAGCAATTGCCGAAAGGAGCAGTATTTCCCAGCACGGTTGATCTATGGTTTTAAGCCGTTATCAAGGGCTATTCATTTGAGTGGTTGCAAAAAGTTCTCCTAAAATTTCGTTACCCCATTATAACATTATTTTAATATTGATTGTCAACAAATTTGTTTATCAATGATTTCAACGACTTAGCATGACGATAGAAAATTAATTTTAGATTATTTTGTCGTCATTGCTGGATTTATGGATGATCAAGGAAGTCCTGGAAACGGCTGAAATGGGTTATTTTGTGCCATTAATAAGACAAGGACGATGAATAGACTTGGCATATTCTTTGCATATCGCACAATTCAGGCCATATTTGTGGCATATTTGTTGCATAAGGGAAGATTTAATGCATTTATCGTGCCAGTTGGAATCTGGCATGGTTTTTGCAAGGTATCTGTTATTGGCATGACTCTTGCATTGGCTGAAATATTGTAGACCCCCAGAAAAAAAACAGCACCGCACTATATATATATAATATAATAGACTGGAATAAAATTATTTAAAAAACAGGGGTTGACATGGACACTCCATCCCTGTATAATAGTCTATAGAGAAAGACATTAACTAAAAATGTTCCTCCTTAATACTAATAATACTTTTTATTTTTTTCTTTTTATCTCATAGGGTACTAATGGAACTAGAATCAAATACTGATAATACTATAGATAACTATATTAACCTATCAAACTTATTAAAAGCAAGAACATACACAGAAGCACAAGATGATTTTCTTACTTTTGTTAGACTTGTTGCTCCTTCACTTGTTTCTGATTGGAAAATGGGTAAACATATAGAAGTAATATCAAATAAATTAGATGATCTTGAGAATGGTCATATAAAAAGACTAATGGTTTTTCTACCTCCTCGTTCTTCCAAGTCTGTTTTATGTTCAAAGTTGTTTCCTGCATGGTATATTGGTAGGAATCCTGAACATGAGATCATGACTGTCTCTCACTCTGATCAGTTAGCCAGTGATTTTGGTAGATCAGTCAGGGATATTGTCACCACAGAGCAATTTCAGGACATATTCAGGGGTGTTACACTAAGAAGTGATGTCAGGGCAGCAGGTAAATGGAAAACAAATCAGAATGGAACCTATTATGCTGCTGGTGTTAGGTCACAGATTGCAGGTCGTGGCGCTCACATAGCAATTCTAGATGATGTTATGTCTGAAGAGGATTCATATTCAGAAGCAGGAAGGAGATATGTTAAAGAATGGTATCCTGCTGGTCTTAGAACTCGTATCATGCCTAATGGTGCTATTCTAATTATTAATACAAGGTATCATTTTGATGATCTTTGTGGATGGCTCTTAAAACAACAAGAAGAAATGTCAGAATATAATACTCTTCCTTGGGATGTTGTGCGTATTCCTGCATGGTTAGACGAGGAAGCAGCAGAACTTCTTGATTTACCAGAAGGAGGCTCATATTTCCCAGAATGGAAACCAGATGAAGTCTTAGAGATAGATGAAGCAGAGATCAAAGCATCTAACGGTTCTCGTTACTGGAACTCTTTGTATATGCAAGACCCCACACCAGAAGAAGGTGGTCTGATAAAAAAGAAATGGATACAAGAGTGGGAATATGAAGAACCTCCTACATGTGAGTTCATAATACAAACTTATGATACAGCCTTCTCTACCAGAACTACTGCTGACTTTAGTGTTATCCAGACATGGGGTATCTTTTCTCTGTATGAACAGAATGAAATGGGCATAGAAGACTTTTCACCTAACTTGATTCTCTTGGGAAATGTCAGAGGTAGGTTTGAATACCCAGAGCTTAGA